TTTTAGGATTTTTATCATCCATAAAGAAACCTTCCGTTGCAATATCCGTAGAATTGCAGTGATCTGCAAATGGAATATAATATTGATCAAGATTCATATTAAATCAACCTCATTTCGTTTTTTTTTGTAAGTATTTAATGAGGTGTTTTATGATATAAAGGTAATAATAGTAAGTAGTCGAAATTGACTACTTACTATATTTATATTATTTAAGATAGGTTGCAGATGAGTAACCCGTTATTCCTCTATATGTAACTTTGTACCATCCAGATTTTAAATCTGATACAGGTACTTTAGTACCTTTAGGAATAGTTGCTAAAGTTCTTCCAAGGATACTTCTATAACTACGAATACGTAATGCAGCCGTTGTAGTTTTTGTCATTGTAGTAGGAGCTGATGAAATATTTGAAGATGTAGAATTTATCTTTATATAAGAAGCACTAACCCATCCAGCAGAAATATTATTTGTTTTTATATAATACCAACTACCAGAAGAATTAGAACCTAAAATTGTAACAACTTCACCTTTCTTTACTTGCCCTATTACAGTATACGCTTCATTAGTACCATCACCAATCCTAACATTAAGTGAACTTGCAGTCACAGTTCCCGATTTTGTAGGGGAATACGTGATATCGGGTGCTTTAATAGTCGTCTGTTTAATTTCTTTAGGACCATATACCATGAAAGCTGTACCTATTGGCCTATGATAATTACTTTGTAATCTATTCACAGTTTTTCCATTTAAATACAATTCACTACTTCCACCGCCATCCATATTAACAGCTATCTTACATCCAAGTGCAGTCATTATATCTGACATATGTACAGTTGTTAATCCTGAAGAACCAGTACCTCTACCATTTGTTACAACCATTACAATAGTACCGTCATACTTCTGACCAATCATAGTACGAGGATTTCTTGTATACGGGTGACCAAACATTCTGGTCAATTCAGCTTTACTATATGTATAATCAACTTTACCATCAACTATTAATGTCCAACCAATACCAATAGCAAAGAAAGCATTACCTTGATAATATGCTAATCTTTCCTGTGTAGGATTATGTTCAATTGTCATTGTATAATCTTTCCATAAAATTAAAGTTGGATATCCTGGCATTGAAGGAGTATAATATAAACCCTCATCTACAAATGTTGAATATGTATCTCCACTCTTACCATTCATATCAAAGAATGAAGCATTCATCTTTGCGATAACTTTTTCATTCTCTTTAGGCTGTCCAGCAATATTAGGAATAGTTTCAAGTTTTCCACGTACACCAAGAGTAACGTCCAATCTATATTCCTTAGGATTGAACTCTAGAATATGACAAACTGTAGAATAGTAGTTTTTAGTATAGTATTTATAACTCATATTAAAATCTCCTTTCATTATAATATTTTTTCTACATTTGCTAATAATTACTAAAATGTTTTTATGCTGGAATATTCAAAAACAGCCCTTTAATACTTTGAACAAACATTTTTGTATTGTGAGGTGAAGATATAAATGGCTCAAATATTGAATGTTGAAAAACCACAATATATCAATCAAGTTATAGATATTTATGCTAAAAATAAAATTGGTCAATATAGTAAGTTTTTAGATAAAGTTCCAACATATGTAACATATTATCATATAAATGAAGCATTATCTAGAGCAGACGTTGGTACTGGTAATATTGAATCTGAACTTGGTGAAAGAAGTCCAATTAGATTTAATAAAATTACAAATTTTCCAATTTATAATATACCAGAACTTAAACCAGATATTGAATACGATGAAACTGGATATGATATAGAATTAGATTGTAATGATTTGGTAATTCTTCCAAATACAATTAAACCACGTCCTGGAGATTATTTTATAGTAACCTTTCCAGGAGTTAAAGAATACTTATTCAGAGTAAATAATTTCAGATACAATACAATTCAATCAAATGATTATTATACAATTGATGCGGATGTTAAGGATATTGGAGTAGATCTAGAAGATAAAAGAATTAATATTCAAATTGTAGAATCATATTTAACGGTATTTGAAAATATAGGGACTCAAGATAAATGTTTTGTCAAAACCACTGACATTGAATATCTTAATGGATTAGCAGATTTATATTATAAACTTAGAGACTATTATAAAAATGCTTTCTATATAAGAGATTTAAATTGCTTTACATATCAGACAGGTAAATGGTCTGAAACTGGTAGACCTATCTATAGATATGATATGTATCTAGAATCATTTATAAATAAATCTCATATCTACTACGATGAAAACTCTGAAGAGAGCTTAATGTTAACTCCTGCAGATGTAGTAGATGGTGATTTTAATTTTACTTTTGATTTCACTTTATTCAATGCATTACTTGAAAAGAGTTTAGAATTGCTTAGACCGTATTGCTATCTCACAACCAATGTGATTACAATGAGATATAGTATATTTAATGTAATGCAATATTTTGGAGAAAGTGTAAAACTGTTTTGTTATAAAAATAAAGTATCAAATAAAAGTTCTAATACTCAATCATCTTGCGGCTCTTGTCCAAATATTCCAACACAAATTACTGGAGAAACTTGGTATGATTTAAATCCAGTTCCAAATTGTACTCCAACATGGAGCTTAGAGAATGGCATTGAGTATTTTAACTCAGATTTTCTAAATATGATATTGAATGGTAGAATTGATACAGATGATTATTTTGAATTAATTATCTTCAACTATCTACGTGATATATCTATGAAAATCGATAGAAAAGAAATTATCGACTCTCTTGAAAAAGATGAAAGATGTTTCTATTATTTACCAATGGTAATCTATATTATTGGTACTATGTATAGAAAATACTTTGTATCTGAAAAAGAGATAGATGTTTAATTTAAGGAGGTAAACTTATGTTTATTTTAGCATTAGACCCTGGTCATGGTATTAATACAGCTGGTAAAAGATGCGACAAACGCATCGACCCAAATGAAACCAGAGAATGGGTATTAAATAGTAGAATTTGTAATTACATTGAAAGCTATTTAAAAGACTATACTGGTTATAGCTTATTTAGAGTTGATGATATTACTGGTAAGAACGATATTGCACTTGCAACTAGAGTGAAAATGGCTAACAATAAGGGAGCTAGTTTCTATTTAAGTGTACATGCAAATGCGGGAATCGATGGAGGTTCTGGTGGCGGTATAATGTCATTCTCTTACAATAATTCTAAAACAGAAAGTCCTGAATGGAGAGATGAATTATACGATGCATTGATAAAACATACAGGCCTTAAAGGAGATCGTTCCGATCCTACAACTACAGCTAATTTCTATGTATTGAGAAATACTAAAATGCCTGCAGTTCTTCTTGAATTGGGGTACATGGATAGTAAAACTGACGTTCCTGTAATTCTTACAGAAGATTTTGCTAAGAAGTGTGCTAAAGCTATAGTTGAAGTTATAGTTAGACGTGGCAACCTTAAGAAAAAAGCTACATCTACAACAACTACCACAAATACAAAGACTCCTGGAGCTACAATTAGTAGTGCTCCTTATAGAGTGCAGGTAGGGGCTTATAAAAATAAAGCAAATGCTATTAATCTTCAGGGAGAACTTAAGAAATTAGGTTATTCTACAATTATAAAATCTGAAAAAGATGCTAAAGGAGTTACTTTATATAAAGTACAGGTAGGTGCTTATAAAAATAAAGCAAATGCTATTAAAACTCAGGTTGCTTTAAAATCTTTAGGTTATAATTCAATTATAAAAGTATGATAAAAAAATAAAAGTCCCATATAATATATTATATGGGACTTTATTTATAAATTTAAAAACAACCACTGTAAATATGTAAATAAAACGAATTTTTTGTTATCCTTTGAAAGGGGGATTATAAAATGTCTTTATTAGATGGACTTAAAGAAGCAATGGCTAATCCAATTTTCGATTCAGTTACAGAATCAGATATTGATGCTGAATTAGATTTTGAATTTGCTCTTGAAGCTGCAGTTGATAAACACATTGAACTTAGCGATGATGATATTAATGCTATCATGGATGATAATAATCCTGATAATATAGTTGCTGATATAACTTCTAAAGATGAGAATATTGCAAAAATTGCAGATGATGCAGTTGAAGATGATTTTAAAGCTTTAGAATCAGCATTAGATGAATTATTAGCAATTGAAAGTGAACAACCTGAAGATGACGATCCTTCTGATGATCCTGAATCACTTGAAGGTTGCAGCTCAAAAGCTTGTGAAAATGATGATGAAACAGAAGAATCTGATGATGATTACGTATCACTTGATTCTTTACTTGATTCAGTTTTTAATCAATAATTAATATATAGAACTAGAGTAATCTAGTTCTATATATTTTTTGTCAATCTACATAATCTTCGATATTGAATCCTTGACTACCACCATCATCTAGGAAATTTGATTCCCAAACACCTGAATCATATTGATTCCAAAAAGCATCGTCCATTGGTGCTGCTGAAGGAGTAATGGTTGCTCCTCCACCCATACCATTATCTGTAGCCATTTCGGCTGCATTTATTCTTTTAGCATTTTGTAATTCTTTATAATATGCTTCAGCATCGGTTACAGGATTCTTTTGCTTGAAAGCGCCTGAAATTAATTCTCTCATATTATCAGGTAAACTTGGAAGCATTTCTTTTAACTTTCTTAATGTGCCTTCTTCAGTAATTTCACCTTTTTCATCGTAGTCGGTAATATCATCGCTTGCACCTCTACGAATTCCATATTGCTCAAGTTTTTCATATGGAGAGTGAAGATAGACAAACATACCTATCAAATATGACATGATATTATCATCGTGCAAACCCTGAGCTGCTTCGACTCGACCGTTAGGTTTTCTGATAAGACCACATACATCTTCTACTAAGTATGGAGTAAGTAATAATTCTTTGCGTTCCTCCATAATATTCTCCAATATTGCATAATATTGTGCTCTATTTGAACCTGTCCATATACCATATGCTCTTCTTTGCATTGCTTCTCGTTTAAGAGCTCCATATGGATCAGTTTTCTCTATTACCTGGTCCCCAAGCTTTCCATCATCATAATATAATTGATATCTATACTTAGTTTCCAGAAAGCAGTTTATCAATTCTCTACCTTTATTACTTTCGACAACTATCATTGATTTAGGACAGTACTCATCTAAGAATTTGCAACATAATCTACATAAATCAGGTTGACTAATATATGGAGATTTAAATTCCGCTACAGCTTTTTGTGTGCTAGGATTTATCAATGTAAATGAGTTATTATCTTGAGCCAAACCTTCCGATGGGTCTACCGATAATATATAAACTTTATTCATCTTTATTTTCTCATATATCATGATAGGACAAAGATTTTTACTATAATCGATTTTTGCAATTGGTTCCAATTGATGATTCATTAAGTACATTAAATCAGAACGTTTAAATGGCGAGTTGCTCGAACCATGAATACGCTTTAATTCAATTTCACGCATAATAGTTTCCATATTAAATGAAACAAGACCACATTGTTTCTCATACCATTCCATAGGAAGTTTTAATTGTCGCCAAGAATGCTCGACGAACACGAATCTGTTGTAGCTAGGACCATTAATTATCTTTTTTAATTTATCAATGGGCTCATCTAACATACGGTCTTCCCACTTAAGCATTTTAGTAACATATTCACTTGCAGCAGCACCATCTCTCATATCAAGATCACCTGGTGTGCTAGAGAGTATTCTACCATATAAACTTCCGTGAGTTTCAGCATTTTTTGCCGCTGTAGAATAAGCAAATGAAGCAGCATTCATAATTTCTAATTGATATGGAATAAAGTCAAATTCATCTAAATATTGGAGAGCTGCAGTAGCACCACGGCCTAGTTTCATTGCACTTTCCTTTGAAGTCGCTTTTCCCATAGTCATTATTGTATTTCCATTTACAGGATTTCTAATACTCTTTGTATTATCAATACCCTTATCAAATTTACCATTCTCATTCATTATAGCACGCATCTGTAACCATGCAGGCATCATATCTCTTTGGCATTTTAATCTATACAAATTCATATTTGCTTGATCTTGGTCTTTATTAAAGAATAATGCCGTAGATGCCATATTACCAAAATGATATGCATAATTGAATTTAGCTACACAATCCTGTGTCTTACCTTGCTGACGGGGTTTTGATTGATAATGATCTATTCCATTTAGAAATAGATACCAACAAGCAACGTTATTTCTATCTATCTTATATTGTACTCCTCCACCAACTTCAATTGGAAGACCATCGACAGGAATTCTTAAAACTTCACGTAACCAATACCATGGATTAATTAAGCATTCAATAAATACTTTTATTTGCATTTCCTTTGGTAGCACAGGAGAATATACATCTACGCCTTGTAAATCTGTATCATATAGACGTAAAAAGAACTTGTTATTTTTTACTCCTAATCTATATAAGTCTTGATATAAATCAAGAAACGATTTATTTTTAGTTTTAAAATCATAGAATTTCTTTTTACTAACTCTCTTAGCATACTCACCAGCTTGATTAGCAAATGATTTAAACATTCCCTCATCTTCAGCTGACATTGTAGATTGATCCACAAGCATTTGTGATTCAGAAACTTTTTCATCACTATACACTACAGAAGTATCATATTCTGAATTTAAAATTTGAGCCATATGCAATGACCTCCTTTCATTCATTATATATTAATTTAAAGTTTTGATGTTTGTTATATTAAAAATATATCCTAGATATGACATATATGTAAAGCAAATAAAAAAGACTCAAAATGTAAAGTAGGTGAAAATAATGTCTTATACTAATCCTGATACAATGATGGAAGTAGCTAATATATTGGAATCATTTGATGAGGAAAATCTTTATGAAATTTTTAAATCTCAAATTACATCTGATGATGGATATACTGATTTACAAATAAATCATTTAATGCCTTTATACAATTCATATCAGAGAGTTATGAATCTTGCAGGTATTGATGAAGATGATAAAGAAGTTATCAGAACTAGATTCCAAAATGTGTGCTTATCCATTATTAATTTTATATGTAGTAAATTTGGTATTGAAATTGATATGAATTGGGTTGAGACTAATTATGGAAAACTACCAGCACTAACAATGTGCTTATATCAATTCTTTGTACTGGATATATTTTATGTAATACTTAAATCACTTAATAATTACATTAGTAAAAATATTGATGACTTATTTAATGCATTTGCTGATTCTATTCAATCAAAAGATGTATCTACTGCAACTAATATGAAGATTTTAGATCCTAAATATGCTGCAATAGTATCATCAATGTATGATGTTACTGATTATACATTTACTATGATGGACAGTGAATCAATATTTGAGTATATTGACAATAAATATGTACCTGGAGCAGTTTTAAGAAACTTAATGGATTCTGGAGTGCTTACAGGAGACTTTGCAAATGTATTTGCTAATATATATAAAGAAAATCTTGCTTTAAGATCAAAAATTACTTTTGAATTAATTTTCAAGATCAAAGAGCAAGGATACTTATCATTTAATCCATTGATTATAAATGAAACTCAATTAGCTGAAATTAATACAACTGAACCTGAAGTACATGTTAACACAGATATTTCAGATGATGTTGATGAATAAAAAATATATTAGGAGGAGCTAAAAATGGAAAATAATAATTTACCTAATTACATGACGGATAATAGAGGTATCAAACTTGAATCTGTCAAAACTGATCCTAACAATCCTGGTTCATTTACAGTAAGTGAAGAAGAAGCTGAAAGATTAAAAGCAATGGCTATGGCAAATTCTAATTCTGAACTTACAGAAGAAATGAAAGCTGCAATGGGTATGGTAAACGGTGATTATGACAAACAGATTCCTGATAGAGTACATAATCATATCTGTTATGATGAGGCTAAAAGAAATAATGAGCAGTATGCAAAAGAATCAAAAGCATTTACAAATTTAGTAGTTCCAGATGAAGCTACTAGAGAACTTCTTGATGAAGATGATGCTACATCAGATTTATCAAATTTTGATTTTGGTGATATTGATGAATATTGTGAAAAATTAGGTTCTCTAAGTTTTCTTGAAGCAGTATCATATAAAAAGAAAATTGATGTTGAGATTGCTAGATGGAAATCTTGTAAGAGTATGCTGAAAGCAATTTCAGATTTAAGATTGGATGATGAAACTAATAGAGAATTAATGAAAATCAATGCAATGGAAAAATACGATTTTCTTGAATCTATTGATGATTTTGAATCTCACTATGAAGATAATTTAAACAAGCTTGAGACAATATCTTCAAAACTTGTTGAAATAGTAAGTGCTCATAAAGATGAAATGGATTCCACTAAATTCCTTACAGATGAAATGATTCATTTAATGGAAGGTAAAGTTAATAAATTAGATCCTGAAGGAATGAATTATACTTTTAATAAAGGAAAAATGGAAACTGTTATAAATGCATTTAAGAATCGTTTAGATTTAACATATCTTTCAACTAAATTAGACTCATATCTTCTTAGCAGCAAAGCTAACATTAGAAGAGATTTGAGAAACTGTAATTCTAATAATCGTGCTAAATTTATAAATGATTTAGTAAGATACTTTAGTGAAGATATTATATATGGTTTATATGAAAGATTGATGTGTGCTTTTAATGATGATGCAAAATCGGTTTATGTAATGATGGGACTTCTTGCAAAAGTCATGAATACTGAAAGAAAAACATCTAGAGATGTTTGGGCAAAAGTATTTATATTAAACCTTGCAGATATGTATAATAATATCTTCGATATTGAAGAAGCCTCTACTGAAGAAGGTTATGGATACATGGCTAGAATTGCTATTACATTCCATGAAAAGATTAAAACCTTTGTAGATGCACAAAAAGATATTAAGATACCTAACTATAAAGTTAATTTTGGATTAAAAACTCCAACTAAAAAACGTAAGGAGTTATGTGAAGAATATACAGCTATTCCTCCTACTGAGGAAGATAGTGAAAATTCTCAACCTGTTGAGAATACTGAAATTAATTCAGAAAACGAATAATTATAATGTAGATAGTGCTATTCTGGTACTATCTACATTTTTTATAAGTTTAACATTTGATTAAAGAATAGAATGAAAACCTAAAAAGGAGGTATTCTAATGTCAAATGTACTTCTAAATGACGGAAAATATATATTCATAAATACTCCATATGCTGAAGCATATATTCCAGACGATTTATTTGATAGACCTAATGAAGATCCTTCTCCATCAAGTTTAGCATATAAAACAGGTGAGAGTGTTACTACAATAGGTATTTTCTATATGAGATTTTTTGATTCCGATGAAAATGCGAGTATTCAAAGAGATAAAATTAAAGTAAAAACTTTAGCTTATCCAAATAAAATTGAAACTTTCCCATCTGGAAATGCAAGTAAAGAAACCCTTACAATAAATGGTGTTACTGATACTTATCAAGTTCTCAAATATTATAAAGGTGATATTTTAATGTCATCAGCATCACAACAGTCTGCTGATAATGCTGAAATGTTTACAAAACTTGTGATGGCTGGTAAAGTTCCTAAATCATTATCATATGATGAACTTTATTTTACTTGGAAAAAGAACTTTGAAGTTAATGGGGTAAATGCTGCAATCCCACCAGTATTGCTACAAGCAATATTATCTAAAGTTTGTAGAGATTCTGATAATACTAATGAAGAGTTTAGAAAACTAGTAGGTAAAAAGAAGATTGACCCACATAGTTATACTATGCTTAGTATGAATCAGATTTCTGCATATTCATCTGTAATGACTTCAATGGCATTTGAAAGATTTGCAGAAAAATTAACAACTTCATTATTGATGTCTAAAGAGGGCACAGTACAAGAAAAATCACCAATTGAGAAGGTTATTACAATGTAAAAGAAGAGACGATATCGTCTCTTCTTTATTTTTAATTTTATAAAATACTCTATAATCTAAATGAAAATCTATTAACAACGTAATAAAATATTTGAATAAAACTATTTATTTTTTAATTATATGAAGGAGGTTTGTAAAATGCCAAAACCTTATCAGATTATCCCACAAGGTAGTATGTTTCGTCCTAAAATAGAGACACATATTAATGATAATACTGAAGTTATTAATGAAAATCCTTCTGGTGGCGGTACTGTTACATCCGGACTTTTTGTTTTCTCCTCTCCTAGAGGTAGAGATGGAAAAATCCTAACTATTACAAACGGATTATCCGAATTTGTAAATGAGTATGGAATGGGTCCTTATTCAAAATATGGCCAGCCTTTATTAAATGCGTATGCTGCAGCTAGAGCTGCAACTTCCTCAAATGCAACACTTCACTGTTTACGTGTAACTCCTGATGATGCTGCATATTCAAATGCTACATTGATTGCAAAGTACAAAGTTAATGGAGAAAATCTCAATGTACATTTTGTTGTCAAAGGTAGTGACGCAGATCTTACAGATTTATCTACTTTAGATAGTTGCTGTACAGTTGCAGATGACGCTGATGAAGCTGGTTACACTGCAGTAAAACTGTTCACTATTGCTTATAGTGGTAAAGGTGAATGGGGTAAAAATATCAGATTCAGAATCACTAATGATGCTGCAACTGATAAAAATAACAACTATAAAAACTATAATTTCCAGATTTTCCGTAATGAATCAATTCTTGAACAGATTGAAAACCACAATGTCGCATTTGTTCCTGATGCGGTTTATAACGGAGCATCAATTTACACAGAAGATGTATTGAATGATAGTGTAAGTGGTTCAGATTATACTGCAATATATGTAAATGAAGAAGGTTTCAAGGCCTTATACGATGCATATAAAATTGCAGTACCTGATACAACATTTACAATTAACGATTTCGATGCTCTTTTAGGTATTGATAAATATGTTCGCAATAATACTATACCTAACCTTGTTATAGAATCTGCTGATACAGTAACTCCTGCTGAAGGCGAAACTGCTGTTAATGTAAATATGGATACCGGAATCGCTTTATTTGGTGGCTATGATGGTACAATCGAAGAAGATTCTACAGATAAAGATGGTAAATATGTAGCGGGCACTTTAAATCAATTATATAAGAAAGCTTTTAAAGGCGAAATTGATGAAAATATTAAATCAAAGAATAGATACCCTTCAACATTTATCTTTGATGCTAATTTCGATGTTGATACAAAATTAGCAATTTACGAATTAGCTAAAAAGAGAACAGACTGTATGGCAGTTCTTGACTTTGGTTTAAATATCACAACTAAAGCATCTGTTGGTTCATATTTTGATACTAATTTTGATGACTTAATTGATGATAGAATTTGTACATTTGAACCTTATTGTATGAAGGTTCGTGATCCTTATACACAGAAGGCTGTTACAGTTACTTCAACAAATTGGTTAGCATCAGAATACTTTATTCATATCAACAACTGGAACGGTAAACACCGTCCATTAGCTGGTAATAAATTTGGTATAATTTCTGGTCATATCAATGATTCTATATATCCTGTATTTGATGACGATCTTGACGTTGATATGCTTGATGAACTTGCTGAAAAGCATTGTAACGTTGCTAAGTATAATCAGAATCAGGTAGTTGTTCGTTCTATGCAGAACACAGCTCAGTCTAAGATGAGTGCATTAAGCGAAATGAATAATGTATTAATTCTTTTAGATGTTAAGAGAGACTGTGAAAAAATCTGTGCTATGAACGAATACGATTTTAGTGAAGCTGAAGACATTGCTCGTTTCAATATTTCTATGTCAAGTCTTGCTGATAAATATGCAAATGCACAGGTTCGTAGCATTGGAGCATATTTTGATAAGAATGCTTGGGAAGCTGAAAGAGGAATCTTACATCTTTACGTTGAGATGGTTCACAAAGATCTTGTTAAAACTACGATCATCGAAATCGATGTTAATCGTAGTGCAAGTAACTAAGAAAGGAGGTAATTGATTATGGCTACAAAAGCTCCAAAAACTATACAGAGCACATCTACAAAATTTAGTGATGGTTCTATACAAGTAAATACTAATAGTAAGACATTTGAGAATTTCTCATACTTCCTTGGTGGTATTGATGTAACACATCAGAATCTTGATCAGTTTACTCCTTATATTCGTGGAGTATCTCGTATTTTCTTGCATAAACCACCTTTATTTATGAGTAAGCAATATCCTACTCAGACAAAAAGTTTCAAAACATATATTGAAACTGGTTACAAGAGTATAGATGGTATTGGTGATATTTCTGTTGACTTTACACAGTTCGAAGGCGGATTTAATGGTCAGCAATTCTCAACACCTCAGTCTGCTCGTGATGATACAGAATCAGTTACAATTTCTGTATATGAACTTTCAGGATCACCTGTTCGTGAATATCTTGACACTTGGGTAACTGGTGTAAGAGATATTAGATCTGGTATTGCACACTATCATGGTGCTATGGAAGGTGCCGACGGTTTAAAATATTCTGAAATTAATCACACCGCTGAATTTATATATGCAACATACGATCCTACTGGTATGACACCTGAGTATTGCTGTATGTTTGCACACTGTTTCCCTCGTAGAGTTCCTAAGAATCACCTTAACTATGAAGCTGGTAACAGAGACAATGTTCAGATGGATATCGAATTCGCTACTACAAAGTACGAATCTCCTGCTATCAATGACATTGGTATCTGGTATACTATCAATTCTAAAGTTAAGTGGAATTACCTTGATTTCAGTCCTGAATCTAACAATAAGGGATATATGAGTACTTCAGGTAATGTATATACTTACAACTATGGTGATGGAACAGGTAAACAGAACTCTTATTAATTAATAAAAGAGAAGATGCTATGCATCTTCTCTTTATTTATAATTCTTTAGCGATTTTAACATTTAACTAATACATCTATTCTAATCATTCTATATATAGAAAGTTGGTGAAACTAATGGCCAAAAATAATAAATCTTTAGAGAAAAATAAAGTTGATCCTAAGATAAGTGTCTTAGATGTCGCTGCTAAAAAATTAATTAGTACCATAGATACTAATTATAATGAGCGAGAATTACTTTCTCAAAAAGATGCTAGAATTCAAGAAATTATTAATGGGGAATTAGATCTTGCAAAAGGTATTTCCCAAGGTAGTATTATTGATTTTGTAACTACAATGGCTAAAGATAGTGCAAAACATCAAGGAGCTAATCCAGATAATATAGATGGGTATTCATTATTTACAGAAAACATTGGAGACTTATTTGGATATTTCCAAGATATGTATAAAAATAGATATATTGAATTAGCAGACCTTAAATTTATTACAAAATTTATACCTGCTATTGGTGAAGCGGTTAAAGTAACACTTGATTCAATTGTATCTTCAGATGATTTTTCAACTTCAATTAGTAGAAACTTGGAATTTGGTCCTACTCTTACAACAGAAGAAAAGGCCACTGTTCAAGCAGAAATTGAAAGAATTGAAAGAGATGAAAAACTTCTTAAGAAGTTTAAAAATATTGTATACCAGAAAACATTAGTTTCTGGTACTAATTATGTTTACATGATTCCATATGCAGAATTATTTGCAGAATATGATAAGCTTCGAAAAGAAGGGAAAATTATTAATAACGTACTTGTAAATAATTCTATTGCAAGAACGTCTGCAAATAAATCAAAAGATAAAGGATTTAATGTAAAAGAACTTAAAGGTCAAGGATTTGCGGCTAATGAAGCTGCGTTAAATTATTCATCAATTGATTTCAATGAATTTAGTGATGATAATAAGAAAATTATTGACGTTGCTATTGAGAGTCTTGGTAAAGAATATAAAGATGATGAAAAGAAAAATATCCGTAATCAATTAGTTGATACATTTAATCACATTAATATTATAGACTCACATGTTATAGCAGATGCTTTAGAAGGATACTCCGCATTGGATCTAATGAAAGAAAATCTTTCTAGTTACAAAGATGTATTTAGTGGTATTGGAGTTATTGAAGATGAAATAAATAATGTTCCAGATGGAACTTTTTCAAATGAAATTAAACCTGAAAAGTTTAATACTCAGGGCTCTTATATTAAATATATTGATGCAGGTAAACTGGTTCCTATTAGAGTATATAACCAAGTAATAGGATACTTACATGTGCATGATATGAGTGCTAGTAAAAAAGCAAATGTAATTGATAGTGCAGGTTCTGTACAAACTAATGTTCTTGGTGGCACCAACATATTTAATTCAATGATGAATATGACTGCCGACAAAAGAAATCATGCAGTGCAGACAATTGTAGATTCAATTACAGATGGTATCCTTACTAACTTTTCAAATAAATTCGTTAATAAAAATGCCGATTTTAAAAGATTGATTGCAGATTGTATTGTGGCAAATGGATTTGTTAATAATGCATTTCAGATACAGTTTATTCCTGCAAAATATATAATCCCATTCACAGTTAATGAAAATGAAGATGGTATTGGACAATCTATTTTACAGGATGCATTATTCCCTGCTAAGATGTTATTGTCATTAGTAGTATCAAAATTACTACTGTATATGAATAAAAGTGGTAATAAGACTATTGCATATGTTCGTAAAGGACCTATAGATATCAATACAAGTAATCACGTTCAACGAACAATTCGTATGCTACAGCAGGCAGATATAACTTTTGCTGATTTATTATCTACAAATTTATCATTCCAGAAATTTAATAGAAATGGTAATATTCAATTACCTATGGCTAAGAATGGTGATAGATTAATAGATTTTGAAACTCAGGAAGGACAGGATGTTGACCTAAATACTCCTATGGAAGAATATTTAGAAAAACTTGCAATTATGGGAACTGGTGTTCCATCAGTAATATTGGAATATACAGATGCTGCAGATTATGCAAAATCTATAGTTACAGCAAATATTAAATTTGCTGGAAGAGTAGCTTCGCTTCAATCTGATTTAGAAGAACCTACTACAGATGTGTATAAAGGATTAATTGCAACATCTAATCTACCTGACGATCTTAAGAAAAAAGTTATACCGACATTCGAATTTAAACTTTGTAGACCTAAAGTACTTACCAATACTAATATGGCAGATTACTTATCTCAAATGGAATCTGTTACCAATAGTATAGCAAGATTATATTTAGGTGAGAATGATGCCGATGATGATGCTATTGACTTACGCCGTAGATTCGTTAAAGAAATATCTACTCAATATTTACCATTTATTTCATGGGATGAATTTGAGGGATTATTACAAAAAATAAAAGTTGAAGCATCTGGTGAAAAAGACCTTGATAAAAAAGGTTCTACCGATGATTTAAGCGGAGAAAGTTCAGATGATGAATTTCTTTAATTAAATACAAAAAATAAAGAGAGCTAATGCTCTCTTTATTTTTACTTGCGTTTAAATCTAAGAAGTGGTGAAGACTTTGATACTTTAGCAGTATTCTTTTTTAGATAAATATTATCTTCTTTCACTTCAAGATCAACGTCACCATTTTCAACTGCGGTTGTAATAGCAGAACCAATCACATCAACAACTTCATCATCTTTACCATCGTTATGTTCATTTAATTCATCGAGTAAAGTGTCAAGTGCTGCACTATTTTCTTCCTGTTTTTTCGCAATTTCTTCATTATTCTCATCAATACAGTTTAAAGTCGTATTTAAATTAGATACCGGATTACATACTTCGCATATAGCAGAATCTGTAGATTCATCTGAAGGAACTGAATCTTCTTTCAATTTACCAGTGTCACGTTTTTCAATTTTAATGGCCATGTCGATTAATTCATTAATACCTTTAGATATTTTCACTACTTCTTGATGAGTTGCAATAGCATTAGCAGCATCACATGCTTTACCAATAACTAATCCACTTGCTATAGTTGCAATACCAGCTGCAAACATTTTTGATGAAGTATCGATATTTTTATCATCGAATGATAACTTAGCGGCTCCTATGCAAACACCTGCAACTAAACCAGCTCCAATTGCTTCTCCTACTGTCAATGCAGTCTTAAAGGTAATTTTTCTTTTTGCTGCTTTTACTTTAGCTTTACATTCAGCTAAATCAATTTCCTGTGCTTTTCCAATAATGCAGATTTTTTCATTTGTGTTTTTCATAATTAAATTCTCCTTTGTATTATTATTATTTTATTAATTTGCCTATTGTATTCATAAAAATAATATATTATTTAAAACTATAAATTATACGATTTTTATATAGTTAAAAATGCAGCATATGTGTAAATATTACCAATATCTTCAGATTGTTTAAATTTTAAAACTAATTTATTATCTTCTTCCGATATTATCCTATATCCTACATATGAAGTTTTCTTTAAATCTCCTAAGAATGGTCTAGCTAATAAAATAGATTTGCCATTAACTGAAATTTCACATAATTTTTTATCTAACATATTTTCTATAAAGTCTTCTGATAATTTATTATATTCAGATGAACTTTCTTCACATATAAATTCGTCAATGTTAGAAGAATCCCAATCGGGAATATTGTTATATGTAGCAGATATAATATCATTAATTGCATCTGAATTATTTATTATCGGTACTTTACAAGGGTCCATATCAGGATTTTTTACAACAAGATAATTTACACCGTTATTCGTATCCCATTCAATCTCACTTTTAGTTTTTCGAAACTTTGTATTTATTTTAGATATTTCAGGTATTGATAAGAATGAATATAAGAAATTAGAATAATCATATTCTTTATTAAGAATCATATAACTTCTAATTCCAGTAATTAATGACTGCATCAATATTTTATTATCTGGGAGTAGCATTATATTGGTAGCATGCTGTTTCATTAATCTACATAATGGTATTACCGTTGAATGATAGTTTGATACGATGGTTTTTGTTATATTTTTTTCAGACATGTTTTTATCCTCCTTTTTATTATTCACAAAAATAATACATTATAATAAATAATTTTCAAATAACATCAATATAATGAGGGAGAGGCTAGAATTTATCCTCCAATAAATCTTGTTAGTATACATGCTGATTTTTTACTAACACTCCTTTAAAATGTAAATTTTACCCATTTGCTCTTTTTGCACTTTTAACCACATTTAATCTCCCTCAATTATATTAAATCCCTAGTACACTCTTTGCCAAGTGTACTAGGGATATTTTTATTTATAGTTTATAATAAAATGCAGTTCGTCATTTTCGAGAGTACATGATACATCTTGAATTGAATCTTTTTCATTAAACACTTTATCACAAAAATCCAAGAATTGATGAAAATGCTTACATGCAATAGATTCTAATATATTTAATTGTACTCCACTTAGCTCATCGACTGCAAGATGTTTAAAGATTTCGACTCTATCCGCATTTTTGAGCTCCGAAATATTTTCCATTTGCAAGCACCGCCTTTCCATGGATTTTTTATGACTGCCCGAAATTCAATCACATTCCTGCAATAGATTGGACAGCGTCCGCTTGAGCAACTTTATTATTAGACAACATCTCTCTTCGATGTTCTCTAAGATAACCTAACTCTTTGTACGTCATCTGATAAATATCGTTTAGTGAAAGCTGTCCTCGAAATTCGAATAAAACTTCATCTACTAAAGCAAGAAATGTTTTTAATTGTCTATCTCTACCATGGAATCTCGGGCTATCAGAAAAATCAGATTCTCAATGCTAACAGGAATCTCACTTGTCTTACCACAAGATGGGCATTTTGATGATAGAATAAATTGAGGAGCATAATATAATTCATCATGAATCTGTTTAGCAAGCATATTAACATCTTCATTGCTTAAAGTTTTCATAGTTTCAAGCATTAAATCTGTTTCATCTGCTGTAACTTCAACATAGCTATTTTTAGCTTCATTATATACTAATATTCTACTCATATATAATGCAATTGCAGATAAGTATGTCATTACATTATCTTCCTGATTAATACGTTTAAGTAAATCGATAGCTCTAGCTATAGAAGGATAAGAAAGATCGTAAATATTATTTGTGAAAGGTGATTTATATCTCTTTACCTTTCTCATATCTTCATATAATTTACGCATTTCAATATCATTACTCTTATTCTTTAATATACCATCAACTCTATTTTTGAAAGCATCAGTTATCGAATCAAACTTCAATAATGATTTAAGATTGTAAGTCTGTAACCACTGATGCGAGCATGATGTACATGTAAGAGAAGTGCTATTTTCTTCCATAGAAGATGCACATAATATACCATAAAGTGCCATATCAATATCCTGATATGGGAATTTATTTGCAAACTCATTATATGACATAATGTTTTTACCAGTTCCATCATACTTATGAAGAATATTTCCACCGATGAGTTTTTCATATATTAATGAAGATTTAGTACTAATGATTTCATCAATTCTAGCATCTTCATAATTAACTATATTAACCATCTGAATCATCTGTGCGCCTTTAAAGCTAATAAAGTCTCCTAACATAGGCATTGGTACAGAATATTTAGAAAGTGAGCCTTCAATACTGGTTATATAATCTGCCTTATGTTCTTCATCAGGACGTTCAATTGTAATATTGGCTAAATCAACATCTTCTACTACGACAAGACGAACTTTCTTAACTTTTTCAAGTTTCTGATGTTCTTCTTTTGTAAGTCCTAAATTGTTAGGATCGTCTGTTTTATTAATTTCAATTACACCAACATCGCTATTAGTTTTACCAGAATTATATTCGTCTGTAAGCTTTTTACGAATCTGTGTATTTGCTGCTGAGTTTGCTTCATCTACAGTGAATCCCATTTTAATAATAAGATCTTTCGCTATAGATTCTCTTGTATTTAATAAAGGAAGAGCTCGCTCAATTCTTTCTTCAATTGAAAGGTCTGGCATTATTTCTTCCAACATATCAAGATCTTCTTGAGATAATCCCGAATTACCAGCTTCAACATCGTTAGCCTTATTTTCTACTTCAGGAATATTAACCATTGGAGTTTCTAAAGTATCTAAATCTAATCCTATGGCTGTAGGAGTAGGAGTGCTCATAATATCATTGACAAATTGAGCATTGGGCTCACTAGTATTTTCTTTACTAGGAGGAGCTAATACTACAGGAGTATCTCCAACATAAGTTACGTTTTCATTTCCTTCATCCATATTAGCAAGTTCGGATTCCGGATTATTGTTTTCTAATTCTTTCGCGTCAACAGATTTTGCAGCATTAATTGCAAGATCTTTTAATGTGTTAGTGTTTTCCATAAAATATCATTTCCTTTCTATTTTATATTTTACCAAGAAACATCAAAATTTAAGAAGTTTCTTTTAGATACGTTAAGTGCTATTGCGGACGTTGCTGTCCCTTCATCCACATTAAAAAATAATTGTATTATCAAAATAGGTTGCCCATCTTTTTCCATTTTCGAAACATTGACTTGGGATAATGGAATATCTGGAAGATATGTCTGTTGCTGGTTAGTTATAGCAGCAGTTAATTGATCAATAGCAGTATCCATATACTCATATTGATAATCTTCAATCCCAATACCTAATTCGGGAATAGAAGGATACGTACCAGGTTTGATAAACATCAAATTCAATATTAATTGAGACCAAGCTCCTACAGATGACAACTCTTTGGGTTTATCAAAAGAGTTGATATCAAGTGTAAGTTCGGATTTTCTTGATTCCATTGTACCCGATATCTGCATACTTATTTCTCCTTTCTAGGAGTCTAAATTGTTCTATTTGTGATTATAATTTTGTGTAAACGTTCAAAAAAATATATAAAAAAGAAGAGGGTAAACACCTCTTCTTTTTATTTCTATTGGCCATTCTTATAAAGATTTCTAAAATTGTCTACAATCTGTTTTTCGATTTTTCCATCAGTGATTTTTATATAAGATTCAAATCTATTATATAAATTTCTAAATAAAATATCAGATGAACTCAAGTAAACTCGCTTATCTTTTCCAGATCCAAAGATATAAACTCTTGCATGTTCAAGATATTTTCCAACAACAGTTTTACAATTTTTCAACTCTCTATTATGGAATCCTCTTGTGGTTCTCACAATAAGTTTCACATCACATTCGCGACGCATTGCTTCTTTCAATAAACTCACAATCAATTTATTGTCTAAATGATTTGTCTGTATCCAGATTCTACCATTTTTACCTTTAGCAATCTCGGTATAAATTTCATTGGTTATAATATTTGATATTGAAGATAGTACTGGCTGTTCACTATTCCATAATACTGAAAAGTTTCGTTTAATCATATCGGTTACATTTTTCTCACATGAAATATAATGATAATCTTTGTAAACTAACGCACTAGTAGCATTATAATTTCCAGTACTAAATACACCAATCGAAGGTGCATCTTTTAATCCAATATATATCATTTTTGCATGAACTTTAATTCCATTATATCTTACTTTGATATCGAGGAATTTATGATCTGCTTCTTTTAATATTTTTTCAAGATATATTATATCCTGTGAAATTTCACCTCTGGCATTTATTTCAAGATATAATTTACATTTAATCTTGTTCTTAGACGCATTAATTATAGAATCTATAATTGAAGAGTTTGACCCTAATCGGTATGCAGTAATATATATTGAATCTACTCTATCAGGATAATTTGCAGCCACAGATATCAAATCAGAAATATTCTCAAATGAATCATTTGGAACATTTATGAGAACTGGTTTTGGGATAAATTCTGGATTATATCCATTAATAAATGACATAAAGTCATCTGACTTACACTTATCACCGTCAGAATAACATTTATGCGAATTAGATGCTTCCCCAAATATATTAATAACCTTTAAAGGAAGATATATTATAATATCATTAGTTGGAGTTATTATAGCTATATCATCTTCATTGTTACGTGATACTATACCTGTCTCATAAATACGAGGATAATTAAATCGAGTGTAGTATCTGTCTGTATCAATATTTTGTGTCTGAGCTATTGATAAATCTCTTTCTATTATATCGTAATTAATATCTATATAATCAAAGGGATTTTCTATCATTGTATATTTATATAAATCAATACTTATACTATTAGGACGTACATCATCATATATTTCATCACATTTTTTATAAATAGCTTTAAGATTCCTAATAAATAATTTGAAAGCAGATTTCAATTTATATTTATATGGATCAGTCTGAGCTCTCGCAATGGCTTCACAAGAATTTTTATACGCGATTAATACAAAATTGGCTCTAAGTTCTCTTGGGTAATTATCATTATTTGCTTCCTTAAGAACTTTTAATGCGAAATCAAATGCGCTATCTGTACGACAATCTACCACCCAAGTCTTTTTACTAGCGCCTTTCTTTTTATCTTTTTTCATTGTACATCATATCCTTTCATTTTATTCATGTAAATAATATACGAATAAAAAATGATTCTTAAATGATGGATTTTAACAATTTTGTAATATTTAGACTAGATTACTCTATAGGAAGGAGTGATATTTGTGGATGGAATTATATCATTAGCTAATGGCTCATCGAGTAGTTTATATGGCTGCATTGGTTGTGCTGTTAAGGATATGATTATTTCTAAATTTCCAAGTAATTATTTTAAATATACTTCAGTTTCATCTGAACTTGCTACAAGAAATATACGTAGAACTTTTGGTGGAAGTAACTCAACAGCTGAAATAGTTAAGAGAGTTAAACCATATTTAGTTATTCAACCAACGTATTCTGTAATGGATCAAGATGGTCCTTTACAAAGTATTCCTTTAACAAAAAACTTTGATGACCTACAATATCGTACGGATAAACGATATCTATTTGAAGTTATACGAGATAAAAAGAACGGTTATAATCTCAAATTTAAATTGAATAGAGATAGGATTGAATTCAATGTAACTGTTACGGTAAGCACATTGCATCAACAGCTAGATATTTATAGAACTATCCTAAACCAAATGATATGGGATAGATCCTTTTCATATAGAATGGCGTTGGAATCTGTAATTCCGAAGAAAATGATTGCAATAATGTCAAAATACTGTGGAATGGATTTGGAGCAGAATGAGGAATATATTCCTATTTTATTAAAGAGATTAAATTCCTGCTCAGGATATCCTATCACATATAAACTTAGAAATGCTAGTGCTACAGATGAATGGTTTATGTATTACACACATAATGTAATAATGACTTTCACTGATTTAGAACTAGAAAGTGGTAATAAGAAAAACATGACTGATGACTATTATAATATCACATTCAGGGTTACAGCAGAGTTTAATCTGCCAGGTGTATATATGATAGATGGTAGCATTGATCAGTTAAATGCAATTGATATTACTTTAAGAACTAAAGAATATCAGGAAGAAAATGATTCATATTTTCCATTGTATTCAGTCAATAATTTATATTCTAGATTTCCTGCGGAAATGAATGGTATGCAATTGTATGGAACTACAATTTTTCAAACTACTGCTGAAAAAGGTCAACTAGAAGATAGAATTAATATTACGTCCGTATTAGATAATGACCATATTAGAGTTATTCGAGCTCATAACACATGGAATATGGAACCTAGCACGTTATTAAATGCATATGTATTAAAAGATGGCGAGCTACTGCAATCAGAAAAAGATTATCACATTGATTGGAATACACTCGACATCGTTGTTACTAATATAGATAACACATCTACATATCGACTGATACTATATTTCAATTATGATACAGTAAATGAAATACTTAATAATACGGCATATGATCGTAACTTCGATATAAATACTCTTAAAGAAAATAGATTTCCAGATACAGGTCTTGCATCGGGAGAAACTGATATCTATGATAGTGTCAGTGATACAGAAATCCATAATGATAATATATATGATGAAAGTAATATCCCTGAAGACGATACTGATTATTCAGATAATGTTATATTAGAGCCGGATCCAACATATGATGCAGACGATCATGTAATTGAAGACCCAGACCTAATATTATACAATAATAGAGTTATTCTTAATTCGGATGATAATAGAACTAAGCAAGTATCATCTGAAATCTTTTTAGAAGGTCATGTAGATGAAAATGTTGAAGACCCTACAATTCTTGAGGATGACCCAACTTATGATGCAAATGAAGATCATGGAGTAGACATTAATTCAATTTCTATCGCTGCATTAGACGATGCTACTACTGCAGATATTCACAATTCATCAGTTAGTACTAAGAAAAGATTTTCATCATCAATTTAATAATAAAATGAGTAGATTTTAAATCTACTCATTTTTTATCTTTACTAGGTACTGCTCAATTTTAACAATCGATTAATACATTTTTATCCATTTAATTATTATCGAAAGGAGGTAAAAAACATGCCGCTTTATACACCACAAGAAGTATTACCAATTTATCCTACCTACACAACTATTGTGAAAGATGGGGTAAAGTATAAAGCATATTTCGAAACAGATTGGCATCAGGTTATAACTGAAGACGGTGTTCCTTTATGTGAACTTCTTCAATCAATGCCATCTATTAATGCTGATAATATGTATAAATACTGCGGAATTTTTAAATCCTCTCCGCAGAAAACAGCAATAGATCAATTATATGAACTATCTAATCAAAATACTGGAGACGTTTATTTAATTGAAACTGACATGTTAGTTGATGGTGGATATGTGTGTGAAGCTTATGTTTGGCTCGGTAATGAACCTGGATGGGTTTATTGTGGGACAACTAATAGAAAAGCTTCAATAAATAGAGACCTTCCAGAAGTAGTAAAATTATTTCCAAGTGAAGTTGGTGAACCTGGGCAGATCCTAGTAATCGGGGATGATGGTAAATCAATTACTTGGGGGACTATTTCTGAAATTTCTACAGATGGTCACAATAGTGACCCAGATGCACATCCATCATTACAAAAAGATATAGAATTAAAAGCTGATAAACTTAGAATTTTTAATGACATATTAAAAACTAATTCATGGGTTTATAGTGAAGCTAACCAATGCTTTGAATATCTTTATCAGAGTGAAAAATTGCCATTAAGTTCTTACTTTGAATTAACTGCAATAGTTAATTCAGATGAGGATTCAAAGATAATGGCAGGTGCATCAATTTCACCTGTATATAAAATACAATACGGTGAAAATAAGATCCCTTATACAATATTAAGGGCAAAACATGTACCAAATGCAGATATAGGTATCTGTGTAAAAGTATTTGGTACTTATAACGAAATCTAATCACATAAATATATAATTTTAAAAGAAGGAGTGAAATAAAAATGGCTTCTATTTTTGGATCTTTCAGCCTTCCAGTTCCTGAGGCTGAAAAAATTAATATGTATCCTCTTACTAAAACAAGTCTGGATACAACAGATGATAGTCTTTTACAGACAATTACTACACCTGTACAAGGCGATATTGCAGTAATCGATACTGTATTAACAATCACAAAAGAAGATGATACTACTGAACAAAAAAATGTTAATAAAGCTGCATACATGTGGAATGGAACCCAGTGGGTTGCATTAAACGGTAATGTTGAAGCAAATAAAGTAATCCTTACATCTGACATAACAATGGCAGGTAACTATACTCAGGTTGGTAACCTTACTAAAACACAGACTGGTACTGCAACATTTGCTACAAAAGGTATGTCTGTTGCTAGTGCTTTATCAGAAATTTTCTCTAAGAGACTTCAGCCTTCTATAACAGCTGACCCTAGTCTTGGCACTGTTACAGTTTCTAAATCTGGAACAGTTGAAGTTGGTACAGTTGTAGAATCTGTAACAATTTCTGCAGTTACTTTTAGTGCTGGTACTTACTCATATGGACCTGCTACAGGAGTTACAGTTTCATCTTGGAAAACTGAAAGAGTTACCACAAAAGGTTCTGCAACAGCAACTACTGAAGTTACTGGTGCTGGTGCTGGTGGTGCAGTTACAGATAATGGTCCTTTCACAATTGGTGACCAGGATACAGAATATAAATCTATTTCTTACAAAGTAAGTGCTACTTATGGAGATGGCGTATTAGCAAACGATAACCTTGGAGATCCTTGTACTAATAATACTAAGATCACTGGTACAACTATTTCTAAAACTTCTAGTGCTATAACTCCTTTCCGTAAATATTTCTATGGAGCATTAACAACCGTTCCTGCTACAATTGACTCAGATTTCATTCGTGATAATCTTACTCATTCTACTGGAGCATGGTCTAACGGTAAGAAACAAGATATTACAATTCCTGAAGGTGCTAAAATTGTAGTTATTGCATATCCTGCAACTTTCAATGATCTTTCTATGATTTGTGATAAAGCTGCATTCGGTACCGATATACTTGGTAGTAGCTTTAATAAAGAAACTATCGCAGTTGAAGGTGCTAATGACTATCACGCTATAAACTATAAAGTATATGTGTATAAACCTGACACTGCTCTTGGAGCAAACACATATAACGTAAACTATAAGGCGTAAAGGTGAAAGGAGGTAATTAAATATGGCTAGTTATGTTGAAGCTCCTCAGGCTATTGCTAAGCTTGACTGGAGTATGAGTTTCCAAAGAACTGGTAAATTCCCTATTGACCGTTCTAGTATGTTTGAATCATACGCTGATGCAGTAAAATATGCTGCAGGCGATGCCACAAAACCTGATAAACGTGGTCTTTGTGGTACATCTTATGTTGGACAGGTTATTACTGTATTTGAAAATGATGTTGTAACCGTATATAAAATTGAACCTGATAGAACTCTTGCAGAAGTAGGTAGAGCTACAGCTGGTGATGGTAAATCCATATCATTATCTGAAGATGGAGTTTTAAGTATTAAAGGTTTTGAAAATGCTACTGCAGGTCAACAGCCTCGTATAGTGAATAAAGGTACTGCAGAAAAACCAGATTTACAGATTGAATGGTATACACCTGATACATCTACTGTTACAGGTCTTGCTGAAACAGTTGGTGCATTAACTGAAACTGTTAATGGTGTAACAGATAAAGAATCTGGAGAAGTAACTAAAGAAGGTCTTGTTCATAAAGTTAATGCTTTGGAAGCTAATAAAGCTAACAAAACTGATGTTTATACAAAGGGCGAGATCGATGGTAAATTAACAGGTGCTTTACATTATAAAGGTACTAAAGCTACATTCCAGACTTTATTAGATGAAATTGCTGCTGAAGGTAGCACATATGTACCTGCAGTTGGTGATGTATGGAATATCACATCAGTTGGTACTGGTGAGAATGACACTAACGTAGACGCTAGCGGTGTTTCAATCGAAGCTGGCGATAATGTTATATATAATGGTACTGGATGGGATGTATCATCTAGTGCTGTAGATCTTAGTGGATACTACAATAAAACTGAAATAACCGATCTTTTAGATGGTAATGAAGAAAAGGGTATCGCTGGTAAGGTTGATAAAGTTGAAGGTTCTAGTCTAATGACTACCGAGCAAGCTGAAAGACTTGCCGAAGTTACTAAGACTGAAGCTTCTGAAATAAATGGTAATATTAAAATAGATGATCAAGAAACTACAGTTTATACACTTCCTACAGCATCTGGTGGTGTAAAAGGTGGTATTAAAACTTCCACTGCTAATAATGGTATCTCAGTTGATGCTGATGGTGTTGCATCTGTAAATAAAGTTGATGCTTCAAAAATTGATGGAATTGTAGCGGAAGCTTCTAAAGTAACCAATAGTATTACTATCGGTGCTAAAACTTTCGATGGTTCTGCAGCTATTGAAATCAAAGCAGAAGATCTTCCTATTCCAGAGGATATTGTTAGAGATACAGATATAGCTACAGGTGATGCTTTAGGACTTGTAAAATCTTCTGAAGCTCAGGATAAAGTACTTGTAGAAGCTGATGGCACTATGACAGTTAATGATATTAGTGCTTCTAAAGTTACAGGAGTAGTT